CATCCAATTTAAATTATTATTAACTCCATTTACTAAATTATTTATAATTTTGTTGTGAACATTTATGGATTTCCATGTTTGTTCAGAACACCATAATGTCAATGGTACATTGTCTTTGTAACAACCCAAAATACGAAGTGACTGTAATAAGTTTTCTCCATGTGTTCTTTTAGAAGCATAAAGGTATTGATCGGTAAGGTGTAATGAATAATCAGTTGACACAAAGCTAATACCACGAGAAGCGAGATGTCCAGCAATTATAACAATATGTGTATGGTCGTAATGGATATCATCAACTAATATTTGTAATACTTCAGATATACTATAGTTTCTAAAATGGTGGGTATTTTCTTTTAAATGGTATAAATTAATTAATTGTCCATAGCTATTTACATTTTTTCGATCAGCCAATTGAAATGTATGATTTGTTTTAACTTTAATACCATCTCCATTGTAAGTTAATATGGTTAGTTCAGGATACATACTTTTTAAATAATTTTGAATTTTTGAATGATTTTTACGATCTTTAACAACAGTATGGAGAAGAACACCACGTTCTTTTTCCATAAAATTTTCATAAATATTATCCATAGCATCCATATCACATAAAGGAAAATCAGGTTCACTTCGAATAATACAACTATCAACAAATTTTACTGTGAGGGTCTCAATACCACGATAATTTGAATTAGGTTTAATCTTTTTAATTTTACATAAAGATGTTTCACTTGAAAACAGAGCAAAAGGGGTTGCTGTTGCTCCCAAGATATGATTAGCACGATCTTTGATAGTTTTTAAATGGCAATCTAAAATAGATAATTTATCTTTGAACTTTATGGAAAAATCAACTTCATCTATACAAACATTGTAAGGTTTATTAAAAGCATTTACTATTTCCAATGTTTTTCTTAATTTTGTTTCATTACAAAGTACAATTAAAACACCTAAATTTTCCATAAATTTTACGGCATTTTCAATACTGAGTGTATGAACCATTTTAACATTAAGAACAACATTAGGTGGTAAATTTTTTATTTCATCAAATCGTTTCTTGAGTTGTAGTTGATCTGCTTTTATATTTCTTACAATAAACACAACCGGTAATCTATAATTTGTAATACTTGCATAACAATAATTTATTTCTTCCATAGTTTTTCCAGATTGAACATGACCTATGAGAGAAAGGTACCGAGATTCAAAATAATTTTGAGTCATTTTTTTATTTTAATTTAATTTAGGTTTTTTAGGGTAAACAAAATTTTGTAAAAAAAAAATAATTTTTTTTTTTTTTAAAGTTAAGTTAATTTAAATAAAAATATAGCAACTTAATAAGTTGCTTTTTAAGATGATTAAAACTATTGTTTTTTCAGGAGGTGGTTTTAAATGTTGGGCATATATAGGAACAATACGTGCATTGCAAGAATATAAAATAAATGCTGAACAAATTATAGGTGTATCAGCAGGTGCTATATTCGGGTTATTTTATTTATTAGGTATAAAATGGGAAACTTTACTAGATTTTTTTATGGATCTTAATTTTAAAGAAGTAATGGATATAGATATAGATAATGTTTTAACACAACAATCACTTCTTGCTGGAATTAGATTTACGGAAATAATAAAAGAAATTATAGGTCATGTTATAGATCCTAATTTAACATTTAAAGAACTATATATCCATTCAAAAATAAAATTTACAGTAAATGCACTTAATATAACTGATAATGTCCTTGAATATTTCAATTATTCCCTTACGCCAAATATAAAGATAATTGATGCAATTAGAGCAAGTTGTAATTTACCTATTATTTTTCCAGCATATCCCATAGGTAATACTTATTATTATGATGGTGGCCTTTGTAACAATTGTCCATTTGATACAGTTGATGAACTTGAAAGTATTGCTTTTAATTTAGATTTTACTTTGGTTCCTGAAAATGAACCTTTATCAAAAAATAATAAGGGTGTAAATTTTTCAACATTAAAACTTTTAGATCTTTTAAATTGTTTAAGTATTATTGCAAATAAAAGCACAAGTATTAAATCAGATAATATAAAAATATATAACGTTCTTGATGCTAAATTCAAAGATCATTTATTTAATTTGAATCAAAAGCGTGATGATATTTTTAATATTTATATGAATGGATATATAAATAGCAAAAATATAATTTTTAAAAACCATATTGCTTTACCCGCACCTTAAACAGTTACTTTACTTTGTTTGGAAAACAAACGTTTAAGTATTGTTTTTTGTTTAGTTTGTTCCTTTTGATTAATAACATCGACGCTATCAGGAAAAATCATATTTCTCTGTGAACGTTCATGTTCAATTTGTTTTAATTTATTAAGGTGTGGGTCAAATAATACTTTACAACTATTTTTATCTTTTTCATTCTTTTCTTTGATATCATTTAATTTAAGTTTTTCAATACATACTTCGAGATTACCAACTTTATTTTCATTTGGTAATTCTATTATTTCGAAATCATCAAAAAGATCAGCAAATTTTTTAGCAGATTCAAGTTCCATAAAATAGTACATCTTTTCAAGAACTTCACTGGGAGTTTTAAGGGAAAATTTTTCAGTACCTTTGTAAAAATGATAAATAGCATCAAGATTTGAATAACAAATAATATTTATATTATTTTTTTTAGAAACTTTCATTAAATTGTCAGCAATAATATCCGATTCATCACTAAATATAAAAATATTTTTAACAGCCTTTAAATTTTGGAGATAGTCTTTTTTTGTTTTAAGATCATAACCCATTATAATATGATTATACTGAGCCCCATATGTTTTTATTGATTGTTGACCATGTCCATATTTAAATGAAATAATAGTATTTTTTCTTAAAGAACGTATAATATCAACTACTGGAAACAAAACATTCCATGAATTTGAAGTATACATAAAAATTTTACCTGAATATTCAGCCTTTTCATAAATTGCATCTTCATATTTAGTTACACGAGGCATCTTAGTTTATTTTTAATACTTTAACACACAGATTTTTAAGTAAATTTTATTTTGTAAAATTAACAAGCTTAAATTTTATTTTGTAAAAAAAAAATTAAATTAATTTTAATTAAAAGTTAAAAAAATATAAATGTTTTTTTTAAAACAGGTATGTTTTTACCAGACAATAAATCAACTACATATATTTTACTTTTTATTATTTTTTTACTAATTGTTGCTATACCTTTTATATGTAAAAATAAAAGTACGTTTGGTAAAGGTGCTGTAACAGAAGCAACAAGTGTAAAACCATCAATTGCAGATGACACTGTATTAATTTTCCATGCAAAATGGTGTGGTCACTGTAAATCAAGTATGTCTGAATTTGAAAAGGCAGTTTCTGGTGGTAATGGTAAAGTTGTATTAATTGATGAAGATAATAACAAAGACCTTGTTAAAAAATACAATATTAAAGGGTTCCCAACTATAATTAAAGGAGATGGAACAAAATTTAAAGGTTCACGAACTTCCGGTGAGATTCTTAAATTTGCCGAATCAAAATAAAATTTAAGCTTGTTAATTTTACAAAATAAAATTTACTTAAAAATAAGTACATTATATGGTTTAAGAATAATAAAATAACCAAAGTTTAATAAACCACAATGCCTCCCAAAAAAATTAAGACAATCGAAGAAACCTACCAAAAGTTATCCGGTGTTGAACATGTATTACACAGGAGTACTATGTATATCGGTTCAGTTGAAAAGAACACTGCTGAACGATGGGTTATATCTGAAACTGGACTGGTAAAAAAGTCTTTAACTTTTAGTGAAGGGTTTTATAAAATTTTTGATGAAGTGATATCCAATGCTGTTGATCATTCAAAACGTGATTCAACAATGAAAAAGATTGATGTTATTATTTCCGAAAATTTAATTACTATTTTAAATGATGGATCTGCCATTCCCATTGAAATTCACAAGGATCTCAATAAATATGTCCCTGAGATTATTTTTGGAGAACTCCATACCAGCTCTAACTATGATGACTCTGAAGAAAGAAATGTTGCTGGAACCAATGGTGTTGGTGTCAAATTGGCAAATATATTTTCTAAAAAATTTACTGTCGATATTTGTGATAACAAATCTCATTTTATCCAGACATGGGAAAATAATATGAGCAAAACTAGTATACCAAAGGTTACCGCTTCTAAAAAGAAAAGTTATACCAGTATTTCATTTATTCCTGATTATCAACGATTTGGAATGGAAGGTATGGATTCCGATATTTTTGAATTGCTTAAGACTCGCGTGTATGAATGTTCTGCTATTACCGACAAGCGTATAAGTATTAGTTTTAATGGTGAAAAGGTACCTATAAAATCATTTCAGGACTATATCAAATTATTTACTAAAGAAGCTTTTGTATACGAAAAAATAAATGAAAATTGGGAATTTGCAGTCACTTTAAATACCCAAGATAAATTTAGCCAAGTTTCATTTGTAAATGGAAATTCATGTTCGGATGGTGGATCCCATATTGATATTATTACAAATCAAATTATTTATAAACTTAAGGAACAATTGGAAAAGAAACATAAAGATCTTGTCATTCGCCCCAGTTACATCAAAGACAATCTTTTTATTTTTGTTAATTGTATAGTAAAAAATCCAGTATTCAGTAATCAAACCAAATCAAATCATATTACAAAATTAAATAAATTTGCATGTGAATTGTCTGATGAAATTATCAAGAAAATTGAAAAATTGGGTATTATTGCTAACGTTGTTGACATTGCCAAAGCCAAAGATTCTAAAAGTTTATCTAAAAATGATGGTACTAAGAAAATTCGTTTATCAGGTATTCCTAAGTTGGATGATGCAAATAAAGCTGGTGGAAGTGAAGGGTACAAATGCAAACTTATTTTGACAGAGGGTGATTCAGCTAAAGCATCTGCTATTGCTGGTTTGTCTGTTGTTGGCCGTGACTATTATGGAGTTTTTCCTCTTCGTGGTAAATTACTGAATGTACGTGATGCCAGTTCTGCTCAACTTATTAAAAATGAAGAAATAAATTTTATTAAGAAAATTATGGGTTTGCAACAAAATAAAGAATACACTGATCTTAAATCTCTCAGGTATGGATCAATCCTTATTTTTACAGATGCTGATAATGACGGTTCACATATAAAAGGATTAATTATTAATTTTATCCATACTTTCTGGCCCAGTTTATTGAATATTGACTCATTTATTTGTTCTATTGTAACTCCGATAGTTAAAGTAACCAAAGGACCAACAATTAAATCTTTTTATAATCAGTTTGATTTTGTAACATGGAAAAATGAAACCGAAACAAGTAAATGGAATATCAAATATTACAAGGGATTGGGTACATCGACTGCCAAAGAAGCTAAGGAATACTTTTCTAATTTGAAAAATCAAACTGTTATTTATCATATTACAGATACTACAGATACAGATATGATTAAAGCATTCAAAAAAGGTTTTGAGGATTCCAGAAAAGAATGGATTAAAGAATCGACAGGTAAAACAGTTTCTTTAAATTTTTCCATTTTAAAACAAAGTATTTCCCAATTTGTTAATCAGGAACTTATCCATTTTTCCATTGCTGACCTAGAACGTTCAATTCCCAATATGATGGATGGATTTAAACCATCACAGCGTAAAGTTCTATTTGGGTGTTTGAAAAAAGGGTTGTACACTGATATGAAAGTAGCCCAACTTTGTGGTTATATTTCTGAACACACCAGTTATCATCATGGTGAAGTAAGTTTACAGGGAACTATTATAGGAATGGCTCAGGATTTTATTGGTAGTAATAATATGAATTTGATGGTTCCATCAGGACAGTTTGGAACTAGATTGATGGGTGGTAAGGATAGTGCTTCGCCAAGATATATCTTTACACATTTACAACCATTTGTTAAGAATTTGTTTAATGAACATGATAATGTTTTATTGGATTATCTGGATGATGATGGAATGAGTATTGAACCTAAATATTATATTCCTATTTTACCAATGATTCTAATAAATGGTTCTGAAGGTATAGGCACTGGTTATAGTACCAATATTCCTTGTTATAATCCAGCAGATATCATTGCAAATCTGAATAAATTAATTGAATCAAATGGAGAAGCAGACCTTACACCGATGACCCCATGGTATCGTGGTTTTACAGGTACTATAGTATTGGAAGAAGACCACCGGTATCTTACAACTGGTGTATGGAAACGGGTTTTGAATAGTATTGAAATTACAGAACTTCCTATTGGAAAATGGACACAAACTTATAAAGAATTTTTGGAAACATTGGTTGAAACTGGTGATATCTTAGATTACAAAAACAATAGTGATGATAAATCTGTTTATTTTAAAGTTATTTATCAAAAAACAGTTTTGGATGAAATGGAAGCCAAGAATGAAATTACTAAAAAATTGAAGTTAACAAGTTATATTAATACATCCAACATACACGTCTTTGATGAAAATTGTATGATACGTAAAGTCCATACACCTGAAGAAATAATTGATAGATTTTATATTGTTCGCAAACAACATTTTATAAAACGAAAAAAATACCTTGTTGAAAAATTGAGTTCGGAGCATGCATTGTTAGAATCTAAAATACGATTTATTAAATTAGTAATTGAAGAAAAGATTATTTTATTTAACAAGAAAAAAGATTTTATTGTTAAACAACTCTTGGCAGTAGAACCGCCTTTATTAAAAATAAATGGAACATGGGATTATCTTTTAGATCTAAAGTTGTATGTTCTTACAGAAGAAAAAATTAATGATCTGAAAACTAAAATGAAAAATATGTCAATTGAACTTGAAACACTCAAAGGTACAAGTATTGAAACAATGTGGAAATCAGAACTTTTATTGATAAACAGGTAAATAATAAATTTCCATACCAACTTTTAATTGTAAAAATTTTGTAGAATGTGTTAATCCACTGCTATCTCTAATAACACTGGGATCATTTATAGTAACTATATTGTAATTTTGAGCAGTTCCATTAGCAACATTTCCATTTAACGTCAATCCTCCTAATTGACAACTTAAATTAAGAAAATTATTATTCATTTTTTTTTAAATTTTAAAGGGTTTTATTATTTTAAGGTATTTTTATTAAAAAAAAATAACGTAAAATGATAAATGGCGTCAGTAGGATATTATCTTAATTCTAAAAATACACCAACAAATTGTCCATACTTTGATGCAGCAGTTCCAGGAACTGGTCCCATAGGTTTAGTATCTGGTAAAGCACCAAGTACTGAATTTGAAAAATGGAACGGTTCATTTAATTATTCTCTTAGGTCTAAAAGTGATTTCAATTTAAATCCACAACCCGAAGGAAATGTACTAGCAACTTTTCCCAAAGCTGAACGAGACCGTACTGGAGTTTATGCTATTGAAACTGACCGTGGTGATCTTTACCCAACTATTGAAACTCAAATCAATATTAGAGGACAAAAACAATTCCAAAGTCGTCTTCAAGATACAGTCCGCCCTACTATGAAAGAAACAACACTATATAGTTATGATGGAACTGTTGCACCAGTTACTAAAGCCCAAGCTACATATTCTCAATTTATTCCTCAATATGCAAATATTGGAGGAAAACAAGTTCATGTTGGTGGTGCTACAAACTTTGGTCTCCGTACAGCAATGGAATATTCACACTTTAATGGTGCTGCTCCAACTGGTATTAATGGACAAGCTATACAGAATCCCGATGCTCGTTTGGGTAAAAATACAAAACCTGTTGCTGATTTTAATGTTGATGGGGCTGGAACTTTTGATGGAGCACGTCCCGATGGATCCCGTTTCCAGAATTATCGCCTTATTGCCCAGCCAACTTCAAGTGGCCTTAAATTTAATTACAATCTTGAAACCGATGGTGGCTCTGTTGCTGATTATTCACAACTCTTGGGTAAACAAGTTGATGGTATTGAAAATAGGTTTACATCAAGTTACCAGATTGCCCCTCTATTTACAAATCCCCTCCATGTAATCTGGGATCCAGATAACAAAGGTGAGATACCTGCATTTAATGCTATTGATACACCAACTGATTTTGCTTATACTAATATGAAAGATATTCCACCTAATGTATATAAA